ACCGAGGAAAACATCTAAGCCTTTGGTATTCATCCGTGATGTCAAAGAGAAAAAGAACGCTGACAAAGTATTTTTTAAGAAAGTGGAAAAGACGGTTTACGAGACGAAAGAGGAAAAGCACAATCCTGCGGAGACGAAGGATTTCTCAAACATACCAATAAGCAAGCTGAAGGCTGCAATAGGAGAATATTCTGTTGCTGAATTAACAGAGTTATTGAAAGATGAGAGAGTAAGTGCCGTAAGGCTCGCACGTGAAGAACTAAAGAGACGTGAGGGTTGAACAGATAAGAGTGAGCCGTAATGTTAAATTCTTCGGACCGCGAATGATCCGGAAATTTAACCTAATGCCTTTTGATAATCCCGCAGAGCCGGTAGTCATGTACGGGATCTATAATGAAGATGACTACAAGTTCTTTGAAACATTTGAGCCAAATATTATCGCACTGTGGCGCGGAACTGACGCACTTGTAACTAATCCTGCACGTGCTGCCAGGATCCTGAAGAAAACCAACTGTAAACATTATGCAGTCAGTAAGGACGTTCAGAGAAGCCTTGCACGGTGGGATATAAAGTCAGAGATCCTTCCAATAACATCAACAGACCCACGGATAAAACGGGAGGGCCGGGGCAACTGGGTTTATTGTTACATATCATCCAAAAGCCCGGTTATGGCTGCCAAATATAAGCTTAACATCCTGCATAAACTTGAAAGGGATTTAAGGAGGAAATTTGTTTACACCACGCTTCACGGGCTTCCGTATGAAAAGCTCTCACAGGTTTACAAAAAATGCTTTGTCGGCATCCGTCTTCTTGACCATGACGGTATGTCAAATTCGATCCTTGAAATGGGATTGATGGGGCGAAGGACGATAAGCAATTCCGGGCTGCCTTATACTATTCCCTGGACAAATTATAAATCGATCCGAAGGGCAATCGAAAGGGAGTTTAAGCACAGGATGGAGGATAATTCAGAGATCAGCAGCGCATATCGTAAACTGATAGACATAGGCGACGCATGGTTGGAATATTAGCAAATAATGCTGCTTATGGCAATGCTGCTGCCCTTGCCGAAGGGATGCGGAAAATAACCGATACCGTTGTATATTTCCGAAGGGATGACCCGAAGGGATTTCATAAACAGACTGAATCGGTAAAAAAAGTACCCGACTGCGATATGTACGTTGTGATGGGTGCTATTTCACTGGGACTATTGCCGAAAAAGAAACGTAAGGCGTGCCTGGTACTTACCGACAGTACGTACATGGATAACCCAGCAAAGTATAACAGGATGATCCAGGTGAATAAATGGAAAGTCTTTGCGATGCCGGACCTTGCACCTCTTTGCGGTACCAAAAATATCTATTACCAGCCTTTCATCATGCCCGCGGTCGATAAGATAAAAACAGAACTGATCTGTCACAGCCCTTATAACGATGCGAAGGCGAAGCAGAAAGGTACTACACTGATTGCCGCTGTATGTGCAAAGAACAATCTTCCGCTGACAGTCATTAAAGGTCTGTCATGGCAGGAGACAATTAAATTAAAGGCAAGGTATTTGATCTGTATAGATCAGCTCTTTCGGGGCATAGGCAAATCGGGACTTGAGGCGATATTACTTGACTGCGTTGTGATGACAGGAGAAAAGCCCCGTGGTGATAACCTTCCCCCGGTAGTTTGGACAGACAAAAACAGATTAAGTGACGATTTGGTTGAACTGATATTTAACCGGGATAAAAGGGAGGAAGTTATTTACAATCAGAGTACCTGGGCAGCAAAGAATTTAAACCCGGAATATATGGCCGGGAAAATATACGAAGTGTTATGCGGATAGATAATTCATTTGAGCGTTACAGGAAATCAGGGAATGACCGGTATGAATATTCCGTATCTCATTTGTTTGGTTCGGTTTTGGATGTTGGTTGTGGCGATGGGTATGGAATAGTTCTTATGAACAATCAATCTGCTATCAAAAAAATAACAGGAATAGATATTCAGTCAGAAGCAATACAGGCAGCAATGACAAATCTACATGGGATTGACGCAATAGTTTTGACGGCAGAAGCCGAGAATATTCCCTTTCCGTGCAATTCTTTTGATTCAGTTCATTGCGGACAAACACTGGAGCATGTAAAAGATGACGAGAAGGTATTAAAAGAGATTCAGCGAGTTGTAAGAAAGCGAGCTGTAATTTCGGTTCCGATAAATGGTGGGTTATCCGAACAGCATGTAAGGCAATATAAGAGCGAAAGGGAGTTCAAAGACAAAGTAAGTAAATATTTCAAAGTTGTTGATAGTAAGATTTTTATTGATGAAAAGAAGCATAAACGGGTAGTTTTGATCGCAGAGAAATGAGAAATATCTTTATTGATATCGGAGGTTGGACCGGAGTAAGTGTAGAGTTTTTTCTTGCTACACACCCGCGCGCGCGCGAGTTTGATATATTTACTTTCGAGTGTGACCGGAGAAATATCGAAGTTATCGAAAGAAAAAATCTCCCGATAACACTGGTTAAGAAAGGAGTCTGGAGTTGTAATGGTAAAGTGCGATTTTATTATGCCAATGGTGGGACAAAAGCAGGAGGTACGATGTACCCTGGAAAGAAAACAGGCCATGTCAGCCGTGATAAATACTATGATGTTCAATGCATTGATATTGCGGAATTTATAAGGTTTTTCGATGAGGGGGATTATATCATTATGAAACTTAACTGCGAGGGTGCAGAATATGAGATTATACCGCGACTTGCAGAAGAGGGATTACTTAGCCGGGTGAGTAAATGGTATATTCAATGGCACTGGGATAAGATCGGTTTAAGCAGGGAAGATCATAATCGGATATCGGGCATGATCAAATGGTTCCCATGGAAGGCTCAGATGAATGCAAAGAATTTTAAAGAAGAGTTTTTAAAGACTATATGAGGCATCTACTTGTAACACGGCTTTGGTTCGATAGCGTTACCCTGATGGATAAATACCTGGATATTGCTTTGCAGACCTTTATCCCTACGTTAAAGGCACAGACATGCAAGGATTTTGAATTTGGGATCTTACTAAAGAAAGAACATATCGACCATGTACGCTCGCGAATAGGGATGGATTTCACGCCATTTACCGGGGGTATAGAAACATTCAGGGATGAGGTTGTAAAAGGCAAATATACTCTTCAGACGCGCCACGACATTGATGACTGGATGGCACCTACATATATCGAAGAGATACAGAAGGTTTACAGGTCGAATAAAGATAAGTATGATTCATTTGTGATATTTGCACAACCTATTAAAGTCGAGTTGCCCTCAGGTAAGAAATCCGAAGTTGCGCCGTATCATGCCAGGCGGATATCCATGTTCGCCACGTTGTACCAGAAAAATCCGAAATTTCCAGTCTATAAGGGCTCACACGGCGCACTCTGGAAATATGCAGATACCGTCTTTGAGCTTCCTAAAGGATTGGTCCGATGGGTTCAACATCCATATTCTGTTACTAATGCCCGGATGAAACAAAAAGGAATACAACAGGTCGGCAATATGAGGTTATATGATGAGGATCATAACTGGATATCGGAACGCGCTATTGATCCGGTAATCAATATTCTTACCCGCACGTTTAAAAGGCCGGAGTCATTTAAGAAATGCCGTGAATCCGTTCTTTCACAAACGTATAATAAAAGCGAAGGTAAATTCGGCGACCGTCAAAGACTGATAAATCATATTGTCGGGTCGGAAGTCGAATGCCCGTATTGTCCTGAAGCGATAAGACTAAAGAAGAAAGAAGGTAAGTTCTTGCCTTGGAACCTTCATCTTAATGACCTCGGAAAACAGGTAAAAACCGGATGGGTAATGTACCTTGATGATGATGATATGTTTATGTCACCAACATCGGTACAGGAAATTGTTGACGAAATAACAGATGAAGATACACTACTAATCTGGAAAGTGAAAATATCTACATGGACGGCACCTAATGACAAACATTTTGGGAAGGTGATTAAAAAAGGCCAGGTATCAGGGATAGGGATATTATTTCATTCAAAACATCTCCCTGTACCATGGAAAGCTATTCCGGCTGGAGATTTTCATGTTATTGAATATTTGAGTAAGAAATTAAAAGTTAAATGGGTGAATAAGATACTTACAGGTACACAGGAGGGACGGAATCATCACGGTAAAACGCCGGATTGTGAAATCGTTAAAAACAATCCGCGATTAAAGCTGGTGCCGGTAAAATCAATTAAGCCGGAACTTGTTAAAGGATTGGTGACTGTTGGAACGCCAACATGGAACAATGGTGATATATTCTGGATCAGCATAGAATCGTTATGCAGACAGAGAACATCATTCCCTTGGGAATATATTGTTCACGAATGCCCGTCACCTAATCCGGTCGGAGAAGCTTTTATAATGAAATACAAAGACCGGTTAGTACATGCCGGATGTGTGCGGATACAATATATCAATCAGGGTAAACGGCTCGATCTTTCAACTAAATGGAAACAAATAGCGGATGCAGCGCGCGGGGAAATACTCGTAATGCACGACTCTGATGATTATACCCATCCGCTTCGTATTGAGCGAACAATGGAACTGATCGGGGACAAACCCTGGTATGATACCCGTTATGCCTGGCACTATTCTATTCCTTTGAATAAACTGATCTTGTATGATTACCAGATCACAAAGAAGCGATGGAAGACCGGATTTAATATTGCACTCCGAACTGATATCTTGAGGCATATTCCTGATCCGCATAAGAACGCAGGTATGCACCGATGGATGGTCGATTACGTCAATGACAAGATTGTTGACAGTACTAAATATCCATGTGTAGCCACAACAGGGATGAATACCGTGTCGCTTTCACGGACAAGACAGTTCAATCACCCTTCGCCGCCGTTTGTAAAGACGGAACACACTATCAAAGACATAGGATTGCCGGAAGATATTGTAACGGCTCTTGTTAAGAATAAGACAGTAACAGCACTGGATATTCAAAGGGCAGGAGAGAAGGTCGAGGTAATATTCACAAAGGATTACTGCCGGTTATACAAGAAAGGAGATGTTAAACGCATACCCCGGCAGGCTTATGACATACTTGTAAAGAAACATCATTGCAAATTATTGAAGGAAGATGTTCTGGACCCTGTAAATGTAGAAATATGAAAGTAGTTATAACGACAGATATTACACTTGAACCCTTAACCCTGGAGGAAGTCAAAGAAGCTTTGAAGGTTACGGGTACGGGACATGATACTGAATTATCACGGCTTATTACCGATGCACGTCAATATATCGAAAGAGCTATTGATACCTCGGTATCTACGAGGACAATCGAAGTAACTTCTGATATCGAGCTGGAGGAATGGGAACTTCCGCTGGGGCCGGTTTCAAACCTTGTTGAGACAACCGATGCTGATGATAACTACGTTTATACTTATACGGGCGGGGATACAACTTGTTCGGCTGATATTAAACGACTAATAACATTTTTGATAAAGCACTGGTACGATATTGATGATGAGGCAAAGGCATTACCTGAATCAATTCAAAAGCAGATACTGTTAAGAACACGTCAACCAATGGGGATATGAAACTTCAGGACCGTGTAACGATATATGAAAGATTAAGCACTTCGGACGGTGCCGGGGGACGAACTCCGGGTACGCTGTCTCAGGTAACCTGGACATGGGGAAACGTTAAGCCGATGTCAGGGTTTATCGGTATGACATTTCAAAACATTAATGGTACACAGGGATATGAGGTTATTATCCGGACTGATTTCGATTTCCCGCCTGAAAAGACTTATTACCTCGGTTACGAAGGGATATACGGCGAAGTATTATTATTGATACATAGTGTTCAGATTGACAAATACTATACTAAACTAACTTGCAAAAGTGAAAATAAGCCTGCAGTTCAAACAACCTGACCTGGCAAAGAGATACAGGAAGATGAAGCCGGAACTTGAAAAAGAGGTTAAGGATGCTGTTCTTATTGCTACACGGCAAACGAGCTACAATGCAAAGAGTTTTGCTGCGGTGGATAAGTCGGCGATGAAAAACAGTATCCGTCCTTTTAATAAAGGTCTTACAGGTGAGGTTATTGTCGGTGCAGAATATGGGCCTTATGTTGAGTTTGGTACAGGATCAGGGGTCGTTGTTCCAACAGAGCTAAAGGATTATGCTATTCAGTTCAAAGGCAAGGGGATAAGGAAGGTCAATACACGGGCGCAACCATATCTGTACCCTGCATTTTTTATTAACCGTGACAAATTTATAAAGGCTTGTGACAATATACTGAAGAAAGTATTATGAAAGATTGCTTTTATCAATATCGTAAAGGACTTTATATTAATCTAAGTACACTCACTTATCAGGGACAACCTATCCCGGTTATGGAATATGCCCCGAAGAATGAAGTACCGCCATATATCCAGATACTTAATATGTCATCCCAATTTGAACGTGATGATACAAAGGAATGCCAGAATGTAACCACAGATATTATGGTCGTGACATCGCATTCGGGCGAGCCTGGGGAATTTGGATCAAAGCAGTCCGATGATATTATGAACGATATAATGGAACTGTTTATAACGAAAGGAGTTACAGTTTCAGACCGTGCGAAGCATATTGTAATGGCAGATTTTGAAGATGCAGGATGTTTTCTATTGGCACTTAATTACAATCCTGAATTTGACGGGGCGAAGACAACTATAAGAAAAGTATTAACAATTCAAACACAGATAACAGAGAAATAGGTTTAATTTAATATTTATGTAAAATGGCAAAAATCAAAGGTTACAATGTAAGGCTTTATCTGGGGGCTAATATTCTGGCCCATACCACCGAGGTATCAATAAACCTCACAACTGATACAGAGGAATTGACGGATGCGGATAGCGGGGACTTCAAAGAATTTGGCCCCACGCTTAACAGCGGTACTGTTGATGTTTCAACATGGTACAATAATGCTGTCGGTGCCGGTGAGGCTGATTTCCAGGATGTTCTTGATGCACATCTTGCACAAACACTACTTACGCTTGTAGCGGAAGTCGAAGCGGGCGTTGAGATATCCGGAAGCGGTTATCTTACTTCGCTGACTCCTTCAGGCGGGACGGGTGCGGGATATGTCAAGTTCGATGCTGGATTCATCTTTACTGGGGAATATTCCTAATGGTTGACACGGTTGAGATAAAGAGGCGATTTCGCAGCGTGGTGGGATTTCGTTTCAATGCCCTTGCCGGATACTTATTGTGTCAGCATTGGGGCGTTGATTTGAACAGCATGGATAAGATCCCGGCAGATGAATACCTGTCATCATACCTATGGTGCGCCCATCGATCATTCTCCATGATGCGTTATCGCAAACCTGTTATCCGGACTCCGGAAAGGATGAAATGCTGGATTGAGAACTTGCGTAAAAACAAATGGGATGTCATTGTCAAAGCTATGACTGAGGCGAAGGGCGAGGCCGGAGATGATAAAAAAAAAGTTCCAGTTGGGCAGAACTCTTCACCGCAGGATGGAGGGCAGGGATAGCAGAGAATGATCTGCTTCAACTATCTTTTGCCCAGATAGGAAGGTTATTTGAAGGTTATTTATTAAGACAGGAGGATGAATGGCGAAAGTTCCGACTGGTAGCTTACGAGACATGGCGGCACGGTGCAAAGAACGCTCCCGGAATTGAGTCTTATATGCCAATTGGAAAGGAAGATAAAAAGCCGGAGATGACAAAATCGGAACTTGATGATATCTGGAAGAAATACGGCAAACTGGATAAAAAGAAAAAACGGGTAAAGGTTCAGAAGTTTTTAAGGGATAAGATGAGGAAATAATGTCAGAACAAGAACACAAAGCGAAGTTTACTGCGGATACCAGCGGTTTTGAGAAGGGGGTTGATAAGGTATCAAAAAAAGCAACTGGACTTAGTGATCATATTAAGAAACTGGGTAAGTATTTTGCATCAGCTTTTGGTATTACGGCGGTAGCATTAAAGGCGGTGCAATCTATCAAAAGCATTATTGCCGCTAATGTTCAGTTTGAGAAGTCTCTTGCAAGCCTCAGCGCCATAACAGGGGTAACAGGAGATGACTTAAAGTTTTATGGCAATGTTGCCCGTGAGATAGGTAAAACAACAACTATCAGTGCCAATGAAGCAGTAGAGGCATTTAAGCTTATGGGTTCTGCCCGTCCTGAATTGCTAAAGAATAAAGAAGCATTAGCGGCAGTTACAAGAGAAGCTGTTATTCTTTCCGAAGCATCAGGTCTGGATTTGCGTACCTCGGTGGAATCACTTGCCAATACAATGAACCAGTTTAATATCCCGGCAAGTGACGCAGCGAAAACAATAAATGTACTTGCAGCAGGAAGTAAGGAGGGCGCAGAAGAAGTCCCCGGCCTTGCAATGGCTATAACAAGGATGGGGACCGCTGCTGCAATGGCGAATATTTCTCTTGAATCCTCGGTTGCGATGATTGAAGTCCTGGCCGAGAAAGGGATAGACAGCGCAAAGGCTGGTATTATGCTGAGGAATGTAATTATCAAATTACAATCCGGTACAGATAAATATAATCCGTCCATTGTAGGATTGAACACAGCATTAACTAACCTGTCTAAAGCAAACCTGTCGGCAGCTGAACTGACAGAGATGTTCGGATTAGAGAATCTGAACGCTGCTGCCATTCTGATTCAGAGCAAAGATCGGATAAATGAATTGACTACTGCTATAACAGGCACTAATGTTGCTTACGATCAGCATTCTAAAATGGTGGATACCGTTGAAGCACAGTGGAAGATATTCATTAATACGCTTAAGGACGTAACAATAGCAAGTGACGGCTTTACCAATTCATTAAAGACAAGCCTCAAAGCAGGTACTGATTTCATACAGGGATTACAAGAAGTAAAGAATACTGACAATCTGAAGTGGTGGCAGAAAATTGCTATTTTATTTAATCAGGCAATTCCCGGCGGTATAAAATATACAAGAGAGGAATTGGACGCGCTGACACGTTCGGGAAAATATGCAAGCAAAACAGAAGAGGGATTAGCTGCTGATACTGAAGCGGCAGCAGAGGCAGCAAGAAAACAAGCGGAGGCAGAAGCAGAGTCAGTAAAACAGGCAAAAGCACATTCTTTAACCGTCAAAGGATACCGGGAGAAGATAGAAGAATTAACCGAGAGTCTTGGTAATCTGACAATAGGCCACGGAGAAGAGGCCGAAGCAATAAAAAATGAGATTGCACAATTACAAGCTTTAATTGACAAGACTCTCAATTATAAAACAATAATAAAGACTCCTGATGTTGCAGATACAGGTTTTACGGTCGGGATGGAGCTTATGCAGGATACGTCTGCACAGAAAGAACTCGATGATATCCTAAAGCAAGTTGACGAAGATTTAAAAACTATAAAGCCGGAACTTACAGCAGCCCAACAGGCCGCCAAATCCTTTGGTGATGAATTAATGCAAGCCGGTATTCAGGGAAGTAATTCCATGAAAGAATTTGCGAGGGTCGCTGTGGATGTTGCTGAGAAAGTTATTGCCACGTATGTTGCAGAAGCCGTTGCCGGGGCTGTTAAGTCTGCATTGGTTGGTGTCCCGTTCCCGTTTAACATAGCTGCTGCGGGTATTGCCGGGGGGTTGGCTGCCGCTGCTATTAATGCTGCTATCCCTGAGTTTGCTGCAGGCGGTGGTGTTTCGGGCCCTACAATGGCAATGATCGGCGAGGCTCCAGGGATATCACGGTCAAATCCTGAATACATAGGTACTGCAAAACAGTTATCACAGATGGGCATAGGAGGAAAAGCATTGAGTTGTCGTGTTAGTCGTGGTGATTTATTATTTGTTCTTAACGAAAGTCAGGCATCTTCAGGGAGGAACTTTTAAATGGCATGGGCGGTCAAATATAGTAAGAAATTTCAGCGGATGGGCGTCACGGCCACGTACCGGATAGATATTCTCTCCGAAGCCGGGGGGCCGGTTATTACACCTTGGAAGATGGGTGCCGATCCATGCCAGTTAAAAACACTGGGAGCCGAAAGAGATGAGAATAAAACGGTTATCGGCTCTGAATTAACATTTGAATTTGTCCTTCAAAAACGAATAGGGGAAGCAAATTATGACGCCCTATTTCAATCGGAATACCGGGAACATATAGTCAAGTATTATAATGATGACACTTCGACACTTCTCTGGCAGGGATATCTTCAGCCGGAGAATATGTATAAATCGATATTTGAATCTAACCTTCACATTTATTGTTCTGCTACCGATGCACTGAAAGACCTGGCAGATTTCAAATTTCTTAACGGTGACGACTTAATAACCGGGCATGTATCAGGGCTTCAGATATTAAAATACTGCCTTGCAAACCTTGATACAGGGTCACAATTCCAATATAACTTCATTGTTAAGCTCGGTACTAAACATGCCGGTCAGGGTGCCAATGATACAGCACTCAAAGATGTGACGCATGATACAAGGAGATTTTACAGGCTATCGGACGGGAAAACAGAGATAGATGACTGTCTGACAGTTATCGAGAAAATCCTTAAATCATATTCTTGTACCCTTCAGCAATGGGGCGGGAAATATTACATTTTATCAAAACACGAGGCTGCAACTAATTATTATACTTATAATTGGGCCTTAGCTTTCGTGAGCAAAGCCGCTTCCAGTGATTCTATTACGATCGATAATTATAAGTTCAGCCGGGATGCTGATAAGAGTTATCTTCCGCCAATTAAAGAGGCAACCGTCCGGCTATTAAACCGTAATATCGGCGATTGCCTTGTAGCGAATATTAATGATTATGACGGCGGGGCGTGGGATTATTCAAATTATACCGGGGCTTATGATGATACTCAGGCGGTCATGGAGCTTACCGCCGAAGCAGGAATTGCGCCTGTTGATAATGGTTATGTAACGCTTGCCGCTGACGAAGCGATCCAGAAACTTACCGAAGGGGATTATTTGAAGATAACATTTAAGTACCGGACAATTACACCTACACTTGGATCAAATAACCCTCATTTCAGAATAATAGCAGTCAAAGACGGCGTTGATTATCCGGGACTGGATTACATTATTACCGAGGCATGGGCAACGTATGAATCTGAGGTATCGGCTGCGTTCAAATTGATCGGGGGTGTGGGAGATACTTATGACTATAATTTTAAGTTACAGGTATATTCCGAGGATGGATTAACAGATTTTGAATTAGAGCTTTATGATTTCAATTTTACCCGTGTAGTATATATCGAAGAAGACAGCCAGGAAGATGTGACGTTCGATTCATTTTACAGAGGAACGATTACCCAGGGGAAGCAAATCAGGGAAACAGAGGATTTGTATTTTGGTGATTCCCCGACAACGGGCGATTTTGCAGGGCTGATATATGCAGCAGCGCAGACTGATGAATGGAACCGGGAAGGATCGGCTGATGCTCAATCACTGATATGGTGCTGGCTCAAGAATTATCTTATTTCAAGACAGAACTATACCGAGTATGTTATCTGCAATATAAAAGATTCAGGGGACAATATAACGCCGATTAATTACATAATCTGGAACGGGAAGAAATATCATATTGTATCTTATGATAAGTCATGGCGCAGGTCGTGGATATCATTGCACCTGAAGGAATGGATTACAGACGATATCGCTATCGGTTACGAAGCTATACCGCTGACTTCTATTGATGGGGAGAGTGCTGCCGGTACTTCGACTATTCTTTCCGCAACGCCATTCACAGATCATAACTCATCGACAGGCAAGCAGGGTGGTGCTGTCGGGCAGTATTATCATTTAGATGCAGCAGATTATACCGAGTTGCATAACTGGCTGGATAACGTCACGCTTGGGGCAGACGGAAGTACTACGCTTGTCGGTGTAACAACTATCAATGGTAGTGTCAATGAATTTATTACTGTTAATGCTACCGGGACGCCTCATGCATTGGTTATTAATCGTACAGATGCTGGCAATGTTCATCTATCATTTACCAACCCGACAACCGGAACGGGATTAGCTTCTGGCACTGACATTGGTATAGAAGCAGACGGCACGGCACGGATCAGGCAGCAGGAAAACATGCCACTGGAGTTCTATACTAATAATTTACATAGGTGGACTATTCTGGCAAATGGCAATCTTGTTAGTGAATTGGCAGGTGCCGGTACTGAAGGTATAACCACAGCCGGGGTGATACGGGCCGGTTCTCTTATAGTTGACGACTTGACAGATGGGTATATCCCATATCAAGTTGCAGCAACTGATAAGTTAGGCAACAGCCCTATTTTTACAGATGGGACTAATATAGGAATTAATAATGCCAGTCCATCTAAAAGATTTGTAATAGGAGATAGCACTTCAGTTGACCAACAGCCATTAGTAGTTTGGGGAGTCTCTCAAGCATTTTCAACTACACAAGGAACATTAGCTATTAATAGTACTACTGCACAAGCTGCTGATTTAGGGGGTAGTATAGTGTTTGGAGGAAATGATGGGACATTGACTGATCGTACTTTTGCTGCCATTGCTGGACGTAAAGAAAATTCTACAAATGGAAATTATGATGGTTATTTTGCAATAGCTACTCGGTCTAATGGAGGGGTACCGACAGAAAAATTTAGAATAACAAGTGGTGGTAATGTAGGTATTTTGACTACTACGCCGACAGTATCATTACAAGTAGCAGGTACGGGTATCAAATCTGAAACAGTACAGAGCATAACAACTTATTCTACAGGCTTTTTCGGTGACGGTTACAAAATAATTGAAACAGGCGGTAAAACAACTGCCGAGTTTGATAATCTGATTGTAAGAAACTTACTCAAAGCCTTCACATTTGAAGTAGATAAGATCGATGTTGTCGGAGGGAGTCTGGTTATATCTCCGGCAAGTGGTACTGCTTATTCCGTTGCTGGTAATATCGGCGAGTACAGGACATGGCACAATACGGCTTATGAGACATTTGTTTCTTCGGGATTGGATTTAACGAGTGTAATCAATTCCGGAGGCGGGGGAGGATTGGCTAATATAGTAGAAATGTATGAAGCCATCGCAGGAGAGACAATTACAATTGTTGGCAATATAACGCTTAATTCAGGGACACTTCCTGTTATAAGGATATACGAAGATGGAGGGGCTTCGTCTTATGATTATGCACTGGCTGCCGGGGCAAATACTATTAATCATACAGTTATAGATGACAGTGATCCGATAGAGATAACGCTTCTTTCGGGGATAGGAGTTGATTGTAATTTCTCAATGTCAGGCGTTGCTATCACATCGGATATACCGAGAATAGTTTTTGACACAAATAATAATACAAACCCGATTCAGTTTGTCGTAGGTGATTACATCGCAGCCCAAACATGGAAGGCTTATGACCATACTGTTGTCGATAGTTACAGGGCGCATGTAACAAAAGTTGTACAATCTGCAACACTTGGTAATGCTTATATCCAGGTAGAAGCAGAGACCGGTACTGCATGGACAGGTATGAAACTGGCTCAGTTCGGTAGTTCATCAGATGCTGCGCGGCGCAACCTTCTATATTTGACATCATCCGATACGAACAATCCCTTTGTAGAAGGACATAGCGGGGTCACAGACGGCACGTTCTCAGCAACAACAAGGAAGTTCAGGCTTGGTAATCTGACAGGTATAACCGATCCTGTACTTGGTGCTTTGTCGGGCTTTGGGATCTATACACAGCATGGGTATTTTACAGGTATATCGGCTTTTGGTACACTGGCAGGCCTCGATCCCGAGACGGTAGATACCAATAATGTATCTATTGTTGGATGTCAGATATATGAAGGCACACGGAATGATGACACTGGGTCTTTATATATTAATTCAATAGGATACCAGGGAGGGGCAACAAAATATCGTAATACTTATATCGGCGATGGCAAGTATGGTTATCTTTTACAGGGAATAGGATCGGCGGGAACAATTTCGATTATGAAATCATTTTCTTTTGTTCCTTATACATTTGCAAACGATCTCACCCCCTCAACAATAACTAATGTATTATTTATCTTTGCCGGACCGGGAGCAGCAAAGACTTTAACGTTGCCTGTTGCTGCAGACGTTGTAACACAATTTGGAGCGGGTAAGTCGGGGACAAACCCTATCTGTATCGTAATCAATACAGATGCAACTTATAATCTTAACATAACAACTGTCGGCAATGCAGATACATTTTGGTACAGCGGATCAAATACGAAAACTTATGTACTTGCACCGCATAGGTCAATAATTATGACGTTTGCTGAAAATGAATGGTATGTAACAGAAACCTAATATATTATGAAAATATCATTATCTGTAATTGAAAGAATGAAACTGGCCATAGCTGTTTCGATGATCAACCAGGGAAAATTAATCGAGATGGAGATGGTCCGTAATATCAGTGCCAAATTAAGATTCTCACCCGCTGAGATAGAGAAATATGAACTCAAGGATCTGCCGGGGGGAAGGGTTGGATGGAATCCTATTAGATGTGAAAACAAGAATATTTTATTTGAGACTTCGGAGATAGATGTAATTAAGAAAGGAATCGATCTCTTATTGACAGAACGTGACAAGAAAGGAGAAGTAGAGATATTCGATCTTAATTTAAGAGACCGGTTTGCTGATTTTAAAACTAAGAAATAATGACAGCATTAAAAGACGTATTAAGGCCCGTTCTAAGGCCGGTTGTTTATCCGGTCAATAATGATAGTGCTTTTTCGTGGCAAAGTTACTGGATGAAACGATTTGACTTCTTTTATATAGGGGGTCTGTCGGGCAATAATCTTGACGATATTACTTCCAATAATTTTGATATTACAATAACTGGGAAGGATTTCTCAGGTGATTATATTCCATATACTTCTGCCGCTACATTCCAAGCTCCAGATAATGCTACGCTAAAAACTGATGATACAGACTATCTATGGTTTGACCGTAATGGGGTAGTAAGAAATGTTGAAGTAAGTGAATTGGTAGGTTATGACTTTGCCCGGACAATAGTTAAATATGACAATTCTGCTCCTTATCATATACGGTTTATTGGAATCCTGAAATCAGGAGAGACTTTAAGCGAAGCTGAATTAACAAAATTATATTCTGATTTTGAGTTAAGTCAATTCTGGTCAGGTGCACTGGATGGTCGTGGTGTTATCAAGGGCAATCGTGCAGGAGCACAATCCGTTTGGCCGGTTATCAGTCAGGCAGCACTCAATTATTCAGATACTTATAAGACCGCCGTTGAAGCTGATGGTGGTGTGATAATCAGTATGAAGATGGTTCAATCTGAATATCAGAGATTAATAAACACCGGGAACATTCTTTCCTGCTGGTATGCTTATCATTATCAATGCGGAGTTAAAAAGGCTGTTGTTGATTACGGTGGCGGTGTAACGGGAGATATGGTATCCAAGTGGTACAATATGTCTCCGGTTGCCGGAAGATTTGCAGCAAGTGTTGCTCCATATTCAGTGGCTCCAGGGACAGATGCAAGACCGGAATATACTGCATTGGGATTAAGGTTTAGAACGACAAACCTTGATGGAGGTGTAAGGTGCGGTCTTGAAAATGCAGCAACAGTGTTAACAAATAATACAGGGAAATTAAGATTTAATGCCACTGTAACTTCATTAGGTGCTTCACCAATAGCAGGAAAGGGTTTTTCTGCTGGGACGAATGGGATAATAATGATACAAGATGTGGTAACAACAAGAAAAATATCATTAACATACTCTGTGGCTGATACTGCTTATGCCCAACTTTCAACAGCTGCTTTTTTTACTGATGGAGTAGAGACAAGAATAGGACTATATATAATTTACGGGGCTAATGATTCGGTTGCAATATACAAAGATGATAATCTTGTTGAAACATTAGCTGCAACCTTTGGCCCAAATTCTCAATATCCGCAGGTTAGCTATGGCGATATGATAGGCTGTATAAGAGTAAGTGGACGGTCTATGTTTAATGGTTATATCAAACAAATTGAATTATTTACTCTGTAATGGCTACTGAAAAACACATACTTGTAGAATCCGTTTATGGACTTCATTGTATCAATCTTGAGAACGGGGAAAAGCTATGGACGTTTACCAATGATGGGATAGATGCAGTAATACAGGGAACGACTCCGGCTGTAGACCAGACTAATGGTTTTATTTATTACCAAGCAAATAACAGACTTTATAAGATAAATGCTCTTAATGGGGCAATGATCGCTAAAAAAGTAGTTGCTTCCCCCGCTCAAGTTGCGTCAGGCAATACAATTCTTGTAAATGATGCTCACGGGTATCATATCCTTACCTTCTGGTACACCAATTCAGCCTATTCGGGAACCATAAGATGTTATGATATAAACCTTAATCTTGAATGGATTGTGACAGGCTTAAATTCAACATATAAGAATTGTATTACATATTATGATGGCGTTGTTTTTAACGGTACTGGTGACAACTTTGGTGGTGATCCTGAAACATGGTATGCCGGGCTTCAGGAAGATTGCAAAGTAATTGCATATAATATTGCTGATGGTTCTGTTAAATGGACAACCGTGTTGAGTGATCCGGTTGATAAGATATACCAAGCAATGGGTTATGGCGTGATGCAATCTATTTATTGTAACGGATATTTGATTGTAGCACAAGAGTCAGCAAGGACAGATTGTCCGACTAAAATATTAGTGTTAGATGCCTCTGATGGTTCAATTGTTAAAAGTTATACTGCTTCAAACTGGTCAGGTGCGTGTGGTCATCCTGCTTTTTCTTACGGGAGATTATTTAAGGGTGATTTAAGGACAAATAAAGTTCTTGGCTGGCAGATAGGGACAGGTGATAAAAACGATTTTGCTCCATTTGGTACTCATAAGTTAAATAGCGACAATGCACCTGATACGGCACTGGCGGCCTTAGACGCTAATATAACAGCCCTTTCTTCTATTTCTGGCGGAACACAGGGGGGTATAATTTATAATGGACAGGCATTTTTTAATAATGATGGCCCCGGAAATGGAGTTGTTTGTTTTGATATTGAAACCCTTGCAGTGATCAGGAATTATACAAGTGATACTACATGGGATTCCTCTCCGATGGTGGTAAAGAACGTAGCTGATCAGGATGTCTTGCTCGTAAAAGAAAATACTAATAAGAGGGTTAAGGCAATGCTTGTCAGCGATGGCTCTACTCTTTGGTATAGTGATGCTGACATGGAGGGTAATCTGTTCTTTGGCTTTACATATTATGAATCAAGTTTTGTCAATATGATTGACGGCATGACTTCCGCAGAATATATTGCCGGACTTAACGATAATTTCACTGCCCTCAATTCACTTGTCGGAGACGCCGCAACGCTTACAACAATAACAGATGATCTTATAGGACAGGATCTACTTGATGCTGTTAATGATAATATTGCTGCCCTTAATGCAGAACTCGGAACTCCCGTTGCGTGGACAGACATAGTGCTGGGAGAACTGGGGTCAAGTGCAAATACAAAATTGAACAATTTTAATATAGCTTTTAAATTAGCAGTTTAGTGACAATGGTTTCAAACTCTACAAACATAGTATTAACTTAAAAAACGAAAACAATGAGTCCTGTCGATCCAAATCCTCCAAAACCACCGCCACCACCTCCGGGAGAGGGCGAAAAGACGACTGTGAAAAAACCTAAGAAAACCAAGAAATGAAGAAATTAAACATGATAGAGCTTATTTCTTATGTGATCAGCTTGCTGTTTGCATTAGCGATAAGTCTTTATCATGTCTCCTATGATGGTTACCTGGGTTTGTCAGAAAGTACATGGGGGTCAGTGTGGGCCTTATCAGAAAACGGCTTCTCGCTGACCCTCTGTGTTATTGTTTTTCTGTTTACCTTTGGAATACTGAGATCATTGTTTAAGTATGTTTTTATTCCTTATTTTACGTTGAAATTGATATATCATATCAGTTGTTATTCCGGGATATATATCTGTTCACCCGATACTTGGATCTATATCTGGAGTTCTGTTTGTGTCCTGCTTTTTATCTGTGGATTGACTATACTCTTAATAAAGAAGCCCTATGTATGAGTTTTTAAAGAAAAAATGGGTCGAATGGCTGATAAGTGTCACGCTGGTTGTGCTTACAGTTATACTAACAAATCATTTCACAGTTAAACGGGATACTAAAACCAAAATCCAGGACGAACTGAAGACTAAGGCCAGTATTGAATACGTCAACCAGCAGGATATTGCAAACAGGGCATACACGGATACAAAATTTGAAAGCGCAACTAAGTTGCTTGAATCCCATTGCTCGGAGTCGAGAACAAATGCCGAGATGCAACTTGAATGGATGAAGTCTATTGACAGAAAATTGAATGTCATAGAAAACACGGTAAGGACATTAAAATGAAAGATGAGATGAAAGACTGGTTATTGAGTATTCTTTTAAAAATAAGCATCCTTGTTTTACTATTATGTGTCGGTATGATCGTTAAGAATTTATTTGAAGATATTAAATACAATAAGGAATTTAAGGCTGAGGCTGAACGGATAAGCACAGAGGGATTTTCTCCTGTCACCCGTAGCGCAAAGGATGTACCACTGGATTCTATCAGACTAAAACAAGAGGAAGATCGAATAAATAAATTACTTGGAAAATGAACCATTTTTCAGAAACATCAAAACAAAGGCTCCTGACCTGTCATAAGGATTTGCAGATCATCTTTGCTCATGTGATCATTGATTATGATTGTACTATTGTCTGTGGCCACCGGGAAAAAGAAGATCAGGATAAGGCTTTTGCACAGGGATTATCTACGAAACAATATCCGAACTCAAAACATAATAAGATTCCGTCACTTGCTGTCGATGCTGCGCCATATGAGAAAGGAACAGGTGTTGATTGGAAACCCAGGCAAATGGCTTTCTTTGCAGGATATGTTAAAGGGATAGCAGATCAGTTATACAGGATCGGGACTATCTCACATCGTATCAGGCTGGGGATCGATTGGGACGGCGATGAAGATATTGACGATGAAAAATTTATTGACGCACCACACTTTGAACTTGTACTAAATGAAAGGGATATTCAAACACATCATTGAGTTTTTCAAAGACTACGGTCTGATTATATTGCTGATAATCGAACTTTTAATTATAATTAACATTAATAAGATACTACAATGAGTTACTATTTAGCAGTTTTTTTCGGTTGTGCAATATATATATTGTTACAACTCAACGGTGTTTACAACCATCCTGACTTTAAAGGGAAGACTTTTCTACGGGCAAACTGGATTCCGACAGTCCTGAATCTTATTATCGGATGCGTCCTTGTCTTTGCAAAAGAGGACCTGGCAAATATCTATCCGATAACTTTTGTTTCGGCTTTGATGCTTGGGGTATCCGGCCAGGCACTTATTAAGAAACTTTCTGCTATCTTTGATTCTAAAGTGGATACAATCGTTGGCCTATGAAAAAGTTAATATTCTTACTTGCTATAATCCTGGTTTATAGCTGCAAGATGCCATGTATCATGGGTCAGCTGCCGAACCAGGTTGTCTATTACGATCAGAATTGTAAGGCGGTACTGGGTGATTACAGATCACTGGCCGTTGTTATGGGTGGCTGTTCCGGGTTTACTGTCACTCAGACCCCTGCGCCGGGTACAGTTATTACAAGCAACACAACTGTGACTCTGAGGGCCATTGGTAATAATGGTAAACCGTCAAAGCCGCGAAGCCTTGAGGTTGCAGTTGCTGATACTATCACACCCCGTTTTGTCGATCCCGTTGGCATGGCTGATACGCTGTTTAAAAAAGGCAATGATCTATACGATATTGCAGACAGCATGATCATTCAGGCTGAAGTGGTTGTTAATAACACATTCCCCTTTGACAGCTTTCCCGGGATGGTCAGGGATTCGAGTTATGCAAAGAAGATACTACTAACAGCATCAAGCCCGAAGCCGGATGGGACACGGTCAAGGATAATAATGCCAGTCGATTCGATTGTTAAAGGACAAATTTACTGATATGAATAAGATTAAGAATTACGGATTACTTGTTTTGACAGTTTTTGTCCTGATCCTGGCATGGCAGACAAACCATTATATTAAGAAGTTTAGGGCTGAAAAAGCGGACCGGGAGAGGCTCTGGCAGAACAATCTTGAATTAACGGCCTCGGTTCGTAAGCAAACTAACCTTATTTACACGAAAGACGAGTTTATAAGGGTAATGACTGATTCAACAGCAAAGTTGCTTAAATCGCTTCAAATTAAGCCAAAAACGGTAACAAAGATTGTCGAACATAGCATAGTTATCCGGGATACTATTGTTAAAGAAGTCCCTGTTCAGGCTATCGGAAAGAATCAGTGGCAAATAACCGATAAGGATAAATGCTGGACGTGGCAGGGCGTTGCTAATCTGAAAGGCGATTCACTGACCGTTAAGCGGAATTTGTTTGAATCAAAGAATAAAATTGTAGATATTGAGGCCCGAAAAGTAAAGCGGAAATTCTTGTTTTGGAACATCTATGATAAGAAAAAGGTTGAACTGAAAACCGTTACCGAATGTGGCGAATCCAGTACACAGACTATCTCAGTGATAAAATAAATCAGGTTATCTTATGCTTTGGCCCGGTGAGTTGCCGGGCTTTTTTATTGCTACTAATTTAACAACCGGCTGGTAATATTTTGCTCTGTGATAGTATAACTATTTTAATAGTCAGTATTTGAAATGTTAAAGTTGTTAAATAATTCATTTTTTATATTGCCATTTCAAATGAAGTGTTACATTTGTTACATTAATTTTTGATGTTATGGCAAACGAAAAGAACATCCGAGTAATTATCCCAGCTGATTTCAATAAACAACTTAATCTGCATCTTATTGATATAAGGGAAGTTGGTGTCAAAACTACCAAAGCAGAACTGATCATCAAACTTGCAAGAGTGGGTTTGAGGATTGAGAAGGCAAAGATTGAAATAATGAACAGCAAATGACAAAGACAATTTACTACTTATCCGACCCGCCCTATGATATGTTCCTGGTTGGGAACTATATCCCGCCGGTTCATCTTGAACTATTGAAACTTTATTGCAAGAATTAATACTATAAAACTATGTGCTTTAAGACAATAGGATCAGCAAGGGCAATGATTGCCAAAAAAGATATTGAATGCTGGAAAGTAATCAGGAAAAATAATACTCCTGTATATACTTGGGTACATGGTATTATGACACCTTATTATAAAAACGAATTATGCCCTAAAGTTAAACTTATTGAACATAACGGGGATGTTTATCGCGGGTATCATTCCTGTAAAGAAAAAGACAGAGATTTAATTAGTTATGCTTGCTGGTGTGGCCCGGTTCGTCCGGATGAATTGAAAATTTGTAAATTTATTATCCCTGCCGGTACTCGATACTATGAAAACAATACAGAGTATGTTTCCGAAACAATTATAATGCTATAAACCATGTCACCACAAGCACAACAAATATTCGAACTGGCGGCACAATGCCTTCAGATGAAAGTACAGCCTCAGACAATATTCATCCCGGTCCCGACAGACGACCCGGATAAAGACGGCGAGACGTATGAAAAAAAAGGGTTTTACTACAAGTATCATTATGAACCTTCCGGCCTTTGCCCCAGGTGTGGTGAGAACTGTCTTCATAAGGCCAGTGAAAATGGTCCTATTTACCGACAATATAAAAGTATTGATCAACTCGAGTATGGCAGATATGAATGTCTCAATGGCCATACATTTAAAGTAGAGCCTGAATCATATTATCGCGGGGAACCAATTGGAAAACAAATAAAATAAAACTATGGATACAGCATTAACAAAGATCAGCGAACAGGTACAAACCTGGACACCTGAGGAAGTAGCGATAATTAAGAGTACTGTTGCGAAAGACTTTAGCAATACAGAACTTGCTTACTTTCTGAACGTAGCGAAGTCATACGGCCTCAATCCATTCTTAAAGCAGGTATGGGGATATAAGGATTCTAAGAATAACATTATTGTATTTGCCGGCAGGGATGGATTTTTGGCAAAGGCTCAATCAGATCCACGCTGGAATGGTATTACCTCAGATATTGTCCGGGAAGGCGAGCCTTTCACAATGGATGCTGCAAATGGGAAGTTGACGCACGCCAAAGATATTCAATCAAAGAATAAGATTGTTGGGGCTTATGCCATTTCAAAACCCCGCGGTTGTGAGTATGCCACAATAGAATGGGCAGACTTTGACACCTATAATAAAGGATATAATGTATGGAAAGCAGATCCCGCGGCAATGATCAAAAAAGTTGCTGAATCGCATTGCCTTGCAAAAGCTTATGGTATCACTGGTTTGGCCTCAGAGTTTGATTTTGATGTTCAAACCGGACGGGCGGTTACGATTGACCATGAAACAAAACCCTCAGTAAAGGAGATAGGTTATGCTTGCGAGCTTGTAAGAACCTGCACGGGTGATGATGATTACAAAGATATTATGCGGTCTAAACTCGAAGATCAGGCCCTAACAAATACAGAACTTGAAAACATTATCAGCGAACTTCAGATGAACCAACCTAAAAAATATTGATATGTCACAACTATTAACAGCATCTATTAACCTGGATGCAATCAAAGAAAGTAAGATCATTACCGGCAAAAAGGGAAGATATGTAAATTTGATTATTAAAATCTTTGAAGAAAAAGATCGCTTTGGCAATGACGTTTCAATTGAACAGAAAACAGAGAAAGGGGAAGAAAAAATCTATTTAGGTAACGGCAGAGTATTTAAAAATCGTGAGTAAGATTGAATACATAGGTATCAGGGAGAAAGACAAATCTTTCCGAGTAGTGAACGCAAAGAATTTTCGAAAGGAATTAGATTCACTTCCGGCAGGTCGTTATCGGATAACAGTTGAGAAGAAACGAAATAACAAGTCTCAGGCCCAGCTCGGTTATCTCTTTGCCTGTGTATATCCTTTGTCTCAAAAACTATTATTAGATGCCGGATGGGAGCTCCGCGATGTAGATGAAGTTGACGCATTCTGGAAAGCAAAGTTTGCTGATCAGGAAATTGTCAACCGCGATAGCGGAGAGGTAATGAGTATTCCTGGACTGAAACGGCATTTTACCACAACAGAAATGATGGGCTATATTGAATCTATCCGCAATTACTGTGCTGAATACCTTGGCGGATACATCCCTGCCCCGGAAGAACAAACACAAATAGAATACCAATGAGCGACCCTTTAACCGATTCCGATCAGGACGACCAGCTTCGGGAAGTTGCGAAATTCCTGTCAAAAGAACAGAAGAAACTTCTGGACCTGATTGATGAGGGGCCGGATGAGTTTAGCTACGAAGCAATATTTGGAGAGACTAACAATACATAAAATGAGTAGCAGAGAACAATACAAAGGTGCTTTAAAAGACACAAAGCAAACAATTGCAAATCTTAAGAAAGAGATTCAGGGACTGAAAAATCGGATCCTACTTTATGAAAAAGAACTGGCAATTGCCCGGCCAATAGTTGAGCGGGTTTCAAAACGCAAATGGTATCAATTCTGGATATCAAAATAAGAACAGATGAGATACAATCCTGAGTATATCCTTTGTCGCCAGATTGCGTATTACCTGAGAGCGCAATATCCAAATGTTCTCTTCCATTTCGACTATGCCGGGATGAACTTGAGTAAAGCACAAGCAGGAATGATGAAGATGATACAGGGTAAACGCGGATTTCCTGATTTGTTCATAGCAGAACCGAGGGATGTTTTTCACGGATTATTCATTGAGATAAAACCGGAAGGAACAAGGTTGTATAAAAAAGATTCATCACCAGCCACGCCACACCTGGCAGAACAAGAAGACCGTTTATTCACATTAGAGAATAAAGGATATGCGGCCCGTTTTGGATGTGGATTCGATGAAATTAAAAATTTAGTTGACGACTATTTAACAGGGACACGGAGAAAGTTTATAAAGTAAAAAGTAATATCATGCCACACTTAGAGTTAGATTTATTCCATAACACAATCGAGGCATCCGGGCCAGAACTGGAGGAACATAGACTTCAGGCAGGGAAACTGAATCGCAAAGTCCTTGATTTTTTCAGAACACATAGCTATGAAAATTACATAGCTCACGAAGTTTACAAGGCCCTCGGAATTAATAATCATCTTAAATCCAGCGTCCAAAGAGCGATAACGGATTTAACATCAATGAATTATCTTGAGAAGCTTGACGGCAAAGAGGGGCGTCCAAAGGTTCAGCGGCCTGGTCAATGGAAGGTTAATTGCTTTGCATATCGGTTAAAATAATTGAAAAAATATTTTGCCATGTCAGAATTAAGTTATAGATTTGGGGAACAAAACTCTTACTGAAGCGTTACAAGATGAACAGAACTAACTTATACAAAGATATTGCCGGCAACGGTAACGAAAGTCCTCAACGGTTTGGTAACGCTTCCCCGAGAGGATTTTTTGTTGCCTTGCCGGTTTAATTTTTTGATATGGCAGAGGATAAAAAATCCATACTTGTATATGCCGACTGGAAAAACATCTTTGAGGAATTATCAGATGAGGAGGCTGGTAGATTGATAAAACATTTCTTCAGATATGTTAATGATCTTAATCCACAGGCACCGGATAGATTAACTAAATTATTATTCGAGCCAATAAAGCAAACACTTAAACGTGACTTAGTTAAGTATGAAGAGAAGAGGGAAAAGAACAGACAAAACGCCCTACTGCGATGGAATAAATCGGATGCGACCGGATGCGAAGGCAAAAAAGATCATGCGAATCATGCCGATAGTGATAGTGTAAGTGTAAGTGATAGTGATAATGTAATTGATAATGGTAAAAAGAAGAAAGAGCCGGATGAACCGGCTGACTTCATAGATCAGATAATTTCACTTTTTGTTTGCATTCATGGCGACTATGAAATTTTAAACCGGGGCAAAGAACGTGCAGCAGCTTGTAAAATTCTGCAAATCTATAAAAAGAAATATCCGGCGGCAAAATCAGAAGGAATCCTGGCCGGGTTGAAAAGTTACTTTGAGTCATGTATGGGAATACAGGACGTGTGGATGCAACAAAATATGAGTTTGCCATTAATTGTAAGTAAGTTTAATGAGATAAATAAAATTCTTAAAAATGGAACCAATAGGAGAAATAATTCAAAAGCACCGGACGGATCAGGAGTCGGGGACGTTATTACCGGACTTGGTAAACACCTCAATATCCCGGAAAGATAACGAGATAAGTGTTTACCGTGGAAGTCTGACTGATTCAAATATTGTTATTGAATTGGCAAAGGCAAAAATAGCATTTCCTGCGTTACCGGTGGATTTCTTTAATATGTTATCTGACCGGCTTAAAGCTAATGGATTCACTGATGACAGGCTTCGGGATGCGGTTGATCATGTTATTGATACCTGTCTTTACCCGACACCTACTATTGCAAATTTCATCAGCTTTGATAAGAAGATCAAGCTATATACTTACGATGAATACTGCAAATTTTGTGCGGAAGGAGTAGGAGGCAATTATCAACCGATAAAATTTCCGGACCGGCCAAAGCCAGTCTGGATTCATGTGAACGATATTGCACAGTACAAGATCAAATAACTAAGACAAACCGATGTGGCGATTAAAAAAGGTAACTTTATAAACTGATACAAACCAAATTTAATATGAGCAAAAAAGATGATCCAAGACATGCTCCAAGCCCTTTTAAGGTTAAGGATAGGGTAGTTGTTTTTGACGGTGACGAATGGATAGAAACAGGCGATATTGATGATAATTCTTGTTTTTATAAGCCAGCTATTATTGTCAAGGTTAGGAAAAACAAAGAATATCCGCATGAATGGCTCGCAGATGTGATTTTTGATGAGAGACCAGGTAAAGTAAGTCACGGACATTTTCAAGACGGGATCAGGCTTTTATGAATTGATGTTAACCAAAGCTGATACAAACCAAAAAGAGAAATAGCAATGACAAACAAGGAATTAATTGAAAAGTTGGGAGATATAAAGGCTTTATTGAAAGAGATCTCTGAATGGCCTAATGATTATTCCAGTACAGTTCATAAAATGCAAGCAAAAAAACTCTTATCTGAGCTTACATCATTAAAACAAACCAAAATAGAAACGAAGGATGAATGGGTAAATGCGAAAGAAGAGTTGATTCAATTAAGCGACAATATCTATTCTAACCTACCTACTGAAAAGGTAAAAACATGGGATGTGTTAATTCTCTTGAAAATGATTAAGGATAGACTTGATGTAATAATTGGTAAGTTACCGAAAGCTCCAGATACAAACCAAAAAGAATAACCAATTAAATCCAACTGATACAAACCAAAATAACCAACCATGTTTGATAATATTCGTAAGGTAATATGTGATGGGGAGAAGGTTAAATTTGAAGACCTTTGCACAGAGTCCCGTAAAGACGAATTGGTTTATCCGCGTCAACTGATAATGTATTTTGCCAGGGAGCTTAAATGTGGTTCTCATGCTAAGATTGCCGGACACTTCGGACTTGATCACTGTACGTCTGTTCATTCCTGCAGGACAATAGAGAACTATTACGACACTGACAAATTAAAACGATCAGCAATTGACGAGTATCGGTTCAAACTAACAGGGATCAAGAAAGTAGTTGACACAACGGAGACACTGAAGAAAGAGATCGAACCTATAAAAAACATGGTTTCAGAACTCGAACAGCGACTAATATCAATTAATATCACAATCAGATCGCTTGAATCATTTATTGATGATGTTCTTAATCCTAAGACTATCAATAACAAACCTGTCAAAACTGAATTAACTTTAACAACATAAATTATGACACCCCTTTACATTCCTTCTCAAGCCTGGTTCTGGCTGGTAATTGGCACAGGACTGTTTCTGATCGCCGTCTTTTCTCTCGATATATGGAAGGATGAAATAGATAAGAAACGTGAAGCTGAATACGATAAACTGTACGCAGAGATCCATCACGACCTGTATAATCTGCCGGTGACATCTGAGAACTATGATAAGATTCAAAGTAAGTTAGTGAATCTTTTAAAGCTGAAATGGAAAAACAAGGAAATGACAAACTTGCTTGATCAGAATTTCAAACTCATATACCTGGATGAGAGAAACAAGCGAAACAAGGAATGGTTAAGCAGGGTTATTGATAGACCATATAAAGAATCGAATATTAAATGGTCATCTTACGGCTGGAATACAAGACAGTTATGACCCTCTTCCGCAGCAAATACCGCAGACGAATTGAGAGCAGGCTTGCTAAACTCGTTACAGAGCGGAACAAACTGAGCTTTGAACTATCCGGGATAAAGCAGACATTAAATCCTGGCGAATATTGTAAACGTTCTGTTGCAATATCAGATTTGGATAGACTGATTGATGAGATGAAAAAACTATTATTATGAAAGCAAATGAATTGAGAATAGGGAACTGGTATTCTGAATATGGAATACCAAAACAAGTACTTCCATTGCAAATATTAGGCTTGTATCAAATTGAACAGGCAGGAAAAATTGTTTTAGATATGACACCTATTCCCCTGACTGAAGAATGGTTGGTTAAGCTTGGGTTTGAGAAAACAGACAGAGATGTTTTGTTCTATGAAAAAAGAAATTTAGTTGTAGAATGGCTTTTTGAAAGATGGACGGGTAGATTATATCTCGATGCTGGTGATTCTGCTCGAATTATTGAGGTCAAATACGTCCATCAACTTCAGAACTTATATTTCGCATTAACCGGCGAAGAACTTAGTATGAACCAACTGACTAAAGAATGAAACGTATGATCCTAACATTTTTATTCACCCTCACAACAGCAATTCTCTCAGCCCCGAACATGGAGGTCTGTTATATTCCGGAAAGCGAGCCTTTATTTATCAAAGAGACACTGAGCTGGGCAAGTATTAACTATTGGCTTATAGAATACGATGTTAAGCAGATAGATGTTGTTAAGGCTCAGATCCGATTGGAAACGGGTAATTTGTCGAGTCGCTACTGCCGTGAACGGAACAACCTATTTGGAATGAAAAAGCCCCGCAAACGTCAAACAACAGCTATCGGCAGGGATAAAAGCATGGCAGTATATTCTCATTTCTCAGAGTCGATCCGGGATTATGCTTATTGGCAGGACTTGTTTTATAAGGGCGGTGACTATTATCAATTTCTGAAACGGCACGGATATGCGACAGACAAGAAGTATGTTGAGAAATTAAAACTGATAAATAATTAAATCTTAATGTCTAACTAAAAATTAAAACAATGAACGAAAAAAGTGAATTAGAATTTACGAATTTATTTAAGTCTCTTAATGATGAAAGACAGAAAGTTGGAGAACTTTCAGCATTAATTGCTAAGAAGGTTTCACAATTCAGGGGAAATGATATTAATCCACCAAAACCTGAACCTGGAGAAAAAAAGCAAGGACATGGATTGCTTGCAGATTTAAACTCTGAGATTTCTAACATAAGGGAAAGTCGTATAATGTTAGAAAATATTATGAATGAGTTAAACCAATTACTTTAACAGTAATTGTTAACAAGTTCTTTGACTATAATTTGCTTATCAGGATTGATCTTTGTATATTGCGTTCGGTTATTTGGTAGCACATTTAACAGAATGCAAGAACTACATGATTTAAGACTCTGTGTTCGTGGCTCGGTTCTAAACCAGTCACAACTGTTATTTAGTGCTACCCCGTACCACGACACAGGGTTTTATACTGTATTTTTCCCGATAGCTGATTTTATCGAGCTTAAATCCAAAACGTACAGGGTAGGAGGCATGGAGAGATAACAAAAATTCCAGGCAACGTCCGAAACCTGACGACCTGGCAGTAATAAACAGAGATTCAAACCATCCTTTACTGATTGAGGTCGCCAAATCCCTGAGTGCTGTAAGGCAAAACAGAAGATTACTGATAAAGGTAAACTATGAAATACATTCAACTTGGAATAGGATTAACAGATGAATTAGGTATCAAATCTGTGACATTTTTACATAATGATACTGATTTGGAAAGTGATTCTAAGCTGATAGAATTAATAGCGATTGCGCTCCTTAGAAGCATTCACATGAATGCGGAAGACTTAGATTTACAAGACACTTTGAATAAGATTGGAATAATAAAAGCTAAAGAATAATTATGAATTGATGTTAACCAAAAATTAAGATATGAAAATTGACAATAGAGGTTATAATATTTGTGATAGCTGTGGAAAATTTATGTCTCCTGGAGCAAAAGGATCATCTTATACATTTGTTCCTGATTCTGAGGTTACACAAGAATATACAGCTATGCGTTGTCCCAAATGTACTGCTAAATTTGGTGAAATACCACCAAATCAAGGATGTGTTCAGAAATATTGTTCTTGGACAATTAAATAAATGAGCCATGAAAGAACAGCCAGATGATTTTTATGATGATGAAGTCTATGATGAAATAATCTTAGATGAATATTGTCCTGAATGTGGCGAAGAGTATGATGAGATAGATTATGAATATCAAATCTGTCATTGGTGTGATTATGATAATTCAAAATAAATGAGCTATGGCAACAATCAGATACATTATTGAACTGATAGACAAATATTGGAAGTTTGACGAATCTCAATATCCAATATCATCATGGCATGATAAGCAGGATTTACTTCGGGAGATTGCAGCCCTCGACAAAGAGCAACTGGCAGAGCAAGTCCCGGAGAGGACGGCGGAGGAAATTGAAGAACTGTTTAAATCTGAATTTGGACATCAACCAACGAAAGCAAATAAATATCGCTTACAAGGCATAAAATGGATACTAAGTAAATTTGCCTCCCAGTCAGTGAATCTGAAGACTGTATTAGAAGATTTGATTACAACAATAGAAAAGAACTCAGTTGACAATATTGCAACTATCAGCAATGTTAAGCTCTGGGCAGAAGCATGGAGAAGGGAAATAACTTAATAATTACGAAAGATGAAATACGAAATTGAAAAAGAGAAAATGTCAGAAGTGCTCGCAGATATTAACGAGCTTGAAAAATTATTGACCGAAAGAATTTCCGATATGTATGAAGTTCCGGGAATGATGCAAGCGAGACACGCATATATTTTTTACCGTGATCGGTTATGGGGTATTCGTGATTCTTTGAAGTTTAATATCAAAGAAGTTAAATCCGGCAAAACAAGTAAATAACCCCCTCAATGGAAAAACATTACATACGAATAGACATAAACGGTGAACCGGGGAAACTGCCTGAGAAAGAAGGAATCTATATTGTATTTGTAAAAGACGAAGCAAGTATCGTTCAATGGAAATATGCACCTTTCCCGGAAGATAAAAAAGATTGGCTTGAGAATATTGACTGGTACCTCCAGCCTGTTACATCCAATGCAGATGAAATCGTAAAGAAGCAGGACGAACTGATTGAATATCTGAAAGATTATTATGATGCATGTGTATCCCCCTTAATGATAGATAATGTTTTATTAAATCTTGAATCCGAACTTAAAGAACTGAGAAAATGAAATATAAAATTATTGGATGGTTATTATTAGCTTTGTTATTTATTCCATTAATTATCACTCACATAATTCAGCATGGGATTATAGGGACTCTTCGTATTTATGGAATAATATTGATTGTTATTCTTTCTTTCTTTTTCTTAGCTTTTATTATTACCGTACAATATAAATCTGATAACCATGACAAACAATAAAGAATTGATTGAAAAGCCATGTGGAGATGTTGAATATGGTAATTGTGAGATTTGCCATACACAGACTTATCTGCAAAGAACTTATTTCCATTATGACATCAAATGCGAGTGTCATTCTCCTGATCATTTTGATATGGTCAGACATTGTAAAAATTGCACTCCTACAAAGCCAGAGGTAACTACCATAAAGATAAAAACATCCGAACTTGCCTCATTGAAACAAGCCGAACCAGCAGAAGTGAAGGATGAATCATTAAGTATCGAAGAAATTAAAAAGGATGCATTAAAATATCTCAATGACAAATATCCAGACATTCCGGTAGATACTCTTGAGGGAGCTTCAATCTTCATGGACTTCTCATTTGGTTTACAGGTTGGATATGATCTTGCCAGGATTCAGATACCGAAAGCTCCAGATTCAAAACAAAAAGATAAACAACTATGACAGCACAGAAAACAGGACAGACCTTCAGAAAGATATTTATTGAAGGCAAAGAAGAGAATTTGCCGAAGGAAGCAGGTGAATATTTAATTCAATCAATGTTTGGTGTACCGAAGGAAAAACTCCAGGATCAGCGTGATCCTTATTATCGTGATTTTGTTCTGGGAAAACCTGCACATATTAAATTCTGGCTTAATTATGTATTATGGTATTTACTTCCCCTCCCCTCCGCACCAAGATTGACGGATTCGTATTTAGAATCACAGGCAAAACAATATGACAGTTCTGCACACTCAGGTCAATTCGCAGGAGAGGACCCTTCTTATCATTGGTTGGCAGGAGCAAAGCATGTTCTTTATATGATAAACCAAGAAAGACAGGGCGGTACAACAGCACCAGGATTGACGGATGGTGAGATTGTTGCAAAGGCCGAAATATTCAGTACTGAGAAAACTAAATGGGGTGAATGTGTAAATCAATCTACAAAACGTGGTTATATTAAGGGTTATAATGATGCCCGTGATCACTACGACCAGTCTGCCCTGCCAGATGTAAGGGATGCTGAGATAGCAAAACTGAAAGCGATTAACGAAAAGCAGGGTGAATTATTAGCACATATCAGAAGAGCGGAAGAATACGAACCGTGTTCTGTATGTGAAAGACTTGAATCAGAGATTACCTCTCTCCGTGAAAAGAAAGGATGAAAGTAAACATTCAAATTAATAGAAAAGAGAAATGTGGCACAAAACAACAACAATCAAGATTAAAAACTACGATGTAGATGTAATCAGCTACTATGATGTAGATGATAATGGACATGGGAAAATCTGTTTCCGGGCAATGCTTAATGAGTATTTTATGACTTTTGAATTACTCATTGACGAAAGGGATGCAGAGCGAGACCTTGCTTATTCGCTCATCGAAAACTTTCCTCTCAAAACATTAAGGGATAAAATGCTTCAATTGGCCTATGATAGTGGGGCTTTAGGTTAATTCCCCGCAAAAGTAACGACTAAAACAGATTGAGATGAAGGTAACGAGGCAGTATAATATGGTTTGTATTTCTTGCAAAGGATCAGGAGTTATACAGGAGCCCTTCCCGACAACAACAGCTATAACAAGAATGTGTCCAGCGTGTAGCGGATCAGGCATTGTAATTGTGAACGAAATTATTGAGGATGAGATTTGTTCTGATCCAAGTAAACCAGAAACCAATCCAATAACTTTATTACATGGAACCCAGCCCTGACAATACTCCTTATGTGACAATGTACGATTTGGAACAGATCGAGAACGATTTAGAAGAAAGAGAATTATTAATTTAATTGACTATGGAACTATTCAGTAAATTACCTAAGCACATAAAACAAACATCTGAACATTTTACATCTATTGAACATTCCAGTGGAAAATATGATTTCTTTGTCTCTGCAGGCAGAGTGGATAAAGTAAATGATTGTGTTAAGATACGTATTCTTTCTGGGTCTCCGGGGAACAAAAAATATAGTTATTGTACAGTCACTAATGAATTATTACGAGAAGACATTGCTTCAGATATTTTAATTGAAGAGCATTTGCAAGTTATCAATATATTGTTATCAGAGGTGAAGAAGTTAAAAGTTGTTAATGGCTGTTAATAAGTTTATTTGACTTTTAATTTAATTTATTTTATATTTACAGTCTAATTGATCGAGTGCTATATTTGAGTGTGGAATAAATATGTTGAAGTGACTTCAGCAAATCGTTACGGTGAATACACCGATATCCCGGTCGATAAAGACTGGTGGTGTCGGTTTGATGTTTTGTCTTTACCGGAACAGCATCGGAAGATACTCAACAGGCAACCAGTGATAAAGCATATCTTATTGAGCAACGGTATTCATATCGTTGTTTTTTTATTGGATATAAAGGTGATAAGTAATTGATGGCAGCACCAAAGGAGAACCAGTTCTGGAAATTACGTTCAAAACATGGACGTGATAAGTTATTTACAACGCCTGATCTATTATGGGAAGCCGCTTGCGAATATTTTCAATGGTGTCAAGATAATCCGTGGATGAAAATTGAACAGGCTAGGGCAGCAGGAAAACCCGGATTAGCTATTAAGGTCAAAAAGGGTCAAGCAGTAGGTATTCAGGCGACAAGACCTACTGAATTAGCAGAACTCCCGACAGCAAGGCCATATTCTTTATCAGGTCTTTGTCTTTACTTAGGATGCTCTCATCATTATTTCTATGAATTTAAGAAAACCGCAAACGAAGATTATTTGGACATCTTAACACGCATAGAGCTAATAATAGAGACACAACAATTTGAAGGAGCGACAGTTGGGGCTTATAATGCAAACATTATTGCTCGTAAACTTGGATTGACTGATAAGCAAGAAATAGAAAACAACGTTAAAGGCGAACTAACAATAATACGCAAGGTGATCAATGGTTGACACTATTGAACTGACATATACCCCGGCACAGATGAAAATATTCTTTGAGATACCTCAAGGGATAAAGTTTCAGATTGTGACAAAGGGCAGGCGGTTCGGTGCTACACGTGGAGCGGCCCATGCCTTTATCGAATGGTGCTTGGAAGGTAAGAAATTACTTTGGGGCGATACCATAAACGGCAATATAGACCGTTATTTTGACCGCTATTTTGCCCCGGCACTTAATAAGAATCAGATAGAGTATAACTACCAGCGTCAACAGAAACAATTAACAATCGCTTCCGGGTATATCGATTTCCGGTCCGCTGATAAACCTGAGAACTGGGAAGGATTTGGATATGATGTTATATTTTTGAATGAAGCCGGGATAATTCTTAATAACAAATATCTATATTCTAATGCAGTCCTTCCTATGCTTATGGATTCGCCGAAGAGCATATTGATAGCTGCAGGTGTCCCAAAAGGTAAGTTTTGCAGAGGCGAGGCCCATAAAGAGGAAGAGCATCCATTCTACGCTATCTATAAAGCAGCAAAGAACAATGTACCGCGTTACCGGCTGCTGGAGTTTTCATCTTACGATAATCCATTACTTCCTGCTGAAGAGATCAAAGAACTGGAATCGGAGATTGCCCGTATGTCACCAGGGATGGTTGAACAGGAGATATACGGTAAGTTTGTTGATAATATATCCGGGGTGCTATGGACTGCTGATATGATTCGGCACTGCACGGAGCTTCCGGATATGGAACGCATTGTAATTGGTGTTGACCCTTCAGGATCGAAAGACGGTGATGAAGTTGGTATAGTAGCTGTTGGATGTGCTAACGGCAACTATTATGTTCTCAGCGATCGTACGGGTGGATATACTCCTAATCAATGGGGGACAATCGTGAGTAATGAATACGAAGCACTGAGGGCCAATTCGGTTGTTGCTGAACGTAACTTCGGGGGAGATATGGTAAAGGCCGTGATCCTTAATACAAACAGGGGTATTCACGTTAAGGATGTTGTTGCATCCAGGGGTAAAGAGATGAGGGCCGAGCCTGTTGTCGGACTTTATGAACAGGGAAAGGTATATCATGTTCGAGGGCTTCATAAACTTGAAAACGAGATGTTATCTTGGGTGCCAGGGCTGGGTAAGTCTCCGAACAGGGTGGATGCTTTGGTCTGGGCTATAACGGACGGCTTTAAGAAAACTGAAAACTTTGTATTATGAGTATATTCTCCGTGTTTCAGAAGAAAGAAGCCCCTATCCAGATGACAAACGAGGACTGGAAATTACTCTCATCCATCCTTTACAGATATGTCAACCGTGACCAGAACATCAATACAATAGTCAATAAAACCGATTACCTTACAAAAGCATATCTTTACAACGCTGTCATATTTGCTGTCATATCGCTTCGGGCCAACGCTGCAAAGGGCATTCCCTGGCTGGTCTATAAAGTTACTAACTCACAGAAATTCCGGCAATACCGCAATCTGACACATAAGGATTTCAATCTTTACAATACTCTGAAGTTAAAAGAACAGGCACTTGAGGAAGTAGAGAAAGGACCGATAGTCAACCTGATCAAAGAGCCTAATCCCTGGATGTCATTTGCTGATCTTGTCGAAGGACTTTTCATTTACCGCGATGTCACCGGTGATGCTTACCTGTATCATGTAGATAATAACTCAACAAAAGAGATTATTCAGCTTCATCTGTTACCGGCAGATAGAACAAAGATTGTCGGGGGTGAATTTCTGAATCCTGTCAAAGGCTATCGATGTGATGTTGTAAACGACAAAATAATGTTGCCTGAGAAGGTAATGCACTGGCGATACTTCAATGCTCTATGGGATGCTGATGGTCGCTGGCTTTATGGCATGTCTCCGCTCGTTGCTGCTACGCGTATGATCAATGCAGATAATGAGGCAATCAATAATGAATGGGCCTCATTTGCCAATGAAGGGGTAAAGGGAATATTGACAGGGACAGAAAGTACAGATTTTGATTTTACAAAGGAACAGGCCGATACACTTCTGAAGAAACTAAAAAAAGCAACCGACAGGGCAAAGACAGGTGAGGGAAATATTGCTTTTAACCGTGCGCCGCTTGACTATGTGAAAATAGGAGAGACCCCTGTTGATCTTGGTGTTCTTGGTTCAAAGAAATGGAACAAGGAAGTGTTCTGCAATATCTTCCGGCTTCATCCTGCACTGTTAAGCTCTGATGCTTCTACACTTAACAATCTGAAAGAAGCCCGTAAATCGCTGATGACATTATCCGTGATGCCCGACATGGATTCACTGAAGGAAAGTATGAATAACATGATCCGCAAGTCATTTGGTGAGGAATGGTATATTGATTATGACATACTTGCTATTGCCGAGCTTCAGGATGATATTGAGAAGATTGCCAAGACTTATGGCTCGATGGATTGGGTGACGGTCAATGAAAAACGAGCAGCAACGGATTATGATGCTTACCCGGATAAGAACGCTGATATACTGTTTACTGATATGGGCAAGGTGCCGCTCGGTTATGGCATGGATAGTTCGTTTGATCGGATTGATGAGGAAATTGAAAAGAGAAGGAAATGACCTGGCAGGAGATAAATAATAAACGACTGCCCTTCATACGCATGGGGGAGAGGCTTTTCAGGGGGATGTATTCTGAGATAAGGAAAGACTATATTGCCTCGCTTCAGAACCTGACAACGCCGGAAGAGATAATACAGGCTTCGCATGATTTGAAGATTGACGAGACGAAAGTACAGGCGGCATTTGAAAGGTTCTATTTAAAGACAGGAATGGCATTTGCGAAATGGATAACTAAAGACGGTAATCCATCTATCGAGCGCAAACAGGCTGATATGTGGGAAGAGAAGATCATTGAATATGTCCGGTCAAATGCCGGTCTGAAGATTACGAAGACAATCAGGACACATTACGAAGATATTGAGCGGATAACAAAGACGGCAGTAGAAGAAGGAATTAAAGAAGGCTGGGGGATGGATAAAATTGCGCGTGCTATACAGTCATCAGAAAGCGAAATGGATTTATGGAAAGCCCTTCGTATTGCCCGTACCGAGGTTGTGGCAGCATCCAATGAGGGTGTTAAAGTAGGTGCCGAAGATCTGCCAGGCAATAAGGAAAAGGTTTGGATATCGACATTTGATGAAAGATCACGAGGAGCAAAACCAACAGATACGCATGATCACATGGCAATGGATGGAGTAAGAGTCCCATTTAATGAAGATTTTATAACTCCAAATGGGAATAAATTGGAGTTTCCGGGCGATCCTAAATGTAGCGATCCGGGTGAGATAATCAACTGTAGATGCGGATATGACATAGTTGTTAGTTCAGAATATTTTTAAATCATAGTAAAATGGCAAACAGAAGAATATCAGGTAAAACTTTTAAAGGTGCAATTATTGACACGGCTCCTGGTGCCTCTGGATTTTGGACTGATCCGGTACGTGCATCGGAACATAAAGTCCCTGCTTTATTTTTGTCTATCGCCGGTATCTGGAACGGTACTGTAAGATTACAATACCGCGAACAGGGCGCACCGGGATGGACAACTTATAAAGACAAGGACGGGGATGTGAACTTTACGAATAACGTAAGGCAGAAGATTGATGATTTTACCAATTGTCAATATCGGGCCGGTGTTGAAAGTGGAGAGTTTACATCCGGGGCCATACGTGTCAGGATTGAATACCATGACGGAGAATACAGATGAAAAATTTTAAGTACGGACATCCATGTACTGAGATCAAGGACCTGAACCTGAAAGACAGGATTGTTCAGGCTTATTACTTCAATGCTCAGACCATTGATAGTGATAATGACATTATTGACATTAACGCTTACGATAAGAGCATCAGTGAGCGGGGTCCGAAGTCAGCAATGCCCAGGATAAAGCACCTGTTTAATCACTGGGAAGGCACAGGCGTCCTTCAGGAACTCGGCAAGGATGAGAAAGGCGGATGGTTCATATCGAAACTTGGACGGCATCAGGTCGGTAATGATGTGCTGCTGATGTATGAGGACGGTTTGATAACAGAACATTCGCATGGTTTTGAGACAATCAATTCATCCGTTGAGACTGTCGATAGCAAGGAAATACGAAGGATCAAAGAGGGTATTCTCTGGGAAGTCACATCGCTCGACAAATGGGGTGCCAATATGAACACGCCTGTTATGAAGTCGATGGAAGATAAAAACTTCTGGACAAAGCGTATCGAGAAGCTGATGAAAGCTATCGCATCAGGGAAATATACTGATGAGACTTTTGAGAATCTTGAGATTCAATTAAAACAGATACAGGAAATGATAAGGCAGTTTGAAAAGCCGGAGCAACTACCCACCCCGCAGGGGGCCGGGGGCCAGTCCACTTTTAAATGGCCGACAAACATAGTATTAACCAATAAAAACATTTACAGTGGAATACAAATTTAAATACATCAAACTCCCTGAAAATCATGGGTTTGATGAGGCACAGTTAAAATTCTTACAGACCGTTGACGAGGGGTTTGTGAAAAGTGCCGAAGGAATCACCAAGAAGGAAGACATTGACAAGATCAAGTCTGAATTTATGGAGAAACTCGTTGAAATGAAAAAGGACGTCCAGTTTGAGAAGCTTCAGAAGCAGATCAATGACGTCTATGTGGAACTCGAAAAGGCCGGGATGAAGCCTGCTGTTACCAAAGAAGAGATCACTCTCAAGGAGAGGGATATGAACAGCAAGTGGATACGCGCCCTTATCAAGAAGGATGAGCCGGAGATGATGCGGATATTCAAAGAGTTGAAAGCAACGATGACTTATCCGATGGAGCCGATAATGCACCTTGGCCCTGCAACCGATGAAATTGCTCTTGATCTCACCCAGGGTGGATACCTTATTCCTTCGATGCTGCTTGCCGAAGTGAACCGGTTTGTCATCTCCGGCGGAGTGGCCCGGAGGGAGATGCGTTATCTTCCTTTTGCCGGGGCCGGGAATCAGCGTTATATCCCGACACTGCTTACCAACGTTGTTGTAAGCTGGATCGATGAGGGTGAAGAAAAACCGAAGACAAAGCCAACAATCGGAAGAGTTGAACAGACTCTGAAGAAACTGGCTGCAATTGTTATCTTCACGGAGGAAATCATCGAAGACGCAGCTATCGATTTGGTCGCACTTTGTGGTCAGCTTCTCGGTGAAGCAATCGCTGCCGAAGAAGACAATCAGTTTTTCTCAGGAACCGGTGCGCCGTGGGTCGGGATCATAAACGATCCTAATGTTGTTTCTGTTGCTCTTGCTGCCGGCGTTGGTCCGTTGGATATGAGACCTGAGGTATTGCTTGCAATGACCGTTGCTATTCCGGAGGGTGCCGTTCCTGGGGCAAAGTTTTACATGAACCGCCAGGTATGGGCCGCTATCTGCGCCCGCAGGAGTGATGCTGCAGCTGCAAACGATACGAAGGGTAATTACCTTATCCAACAGCCTTCACAGGGATCTCCCGGTTCGATATGGGGATTCCCGGTTGTGCTTGTCGAGGCAATGCCTTCGCTCACAGACCTCGGTTATGGTACAGGTGATGATGAATGCGATCCTGACCTTCCGTTCCTGATCTTCGGAAACCTTCAGAAATGTTGCGTCTACGGAGACAAACAGGGTATCAGGGTTAAGCTGCTTGACCAGGCATCGGTTTACGATGAGAACAACCAGTTGGTTAACCTTGCCGAGCGTGATATGCTTGCACTGAGGGTTCATAAACGTGTAGGTTATGTCATTGTGCTTCCTTCGGGGATTGCCGTCCTGTCAACAGGGCCAGTATCGTAGTATTAACATAAAGGGGTGTGAGGGCAATACCTCACCCCTCTTTTTAAAATCAAAGATATGAGACCATTAAAAAGACACAGTTTACCACTGGCACCTTTCGGCGTCCGTAAGAAAATGATACCGAGGAAAACATCTAAGCCTTTGGTATTCATCCGTGATGTCAAAGAGAAAAAGAACGCTGACAAAGTATTTTTTAAGAAAGTGGAAAAGACGGTTTACGAGACGAAAGAGGAAAAGCACAATCCTGCGGAGACGAAGGA